ATATTATCGCGGCCTTACTGCTTTATCCGAAGAGGAGGTTTAAGGATATGAAAAGCAATGCAGTAATTAGCGCTCCATTCGAGGAGCTTTTAGCAAACTTAGACGCTAGAGCTTACGTTACGATCTTTACTAAGTCCGAGGACGGTAAAGAGGCGCTCTTAAGATCTAACTACATTTATAAGCTCTTATCGGACGACGAGTTTATAGGTAAATTCTCTAGTTATAGAGTTATCGGATTAACGATTATCTTAAAGCATATCAATATTTTAATTGAGGAGGCGTAAGTATGGATTATATCTTGTTTTTTTGTTTGCTCGGTATCGGACTTATTATCGTAGGCTTTTTAGGCTACAAGTATTACACGGAGGCAGTAATAAGACAGCTCGAGAGCGAGCGGGATAAGCTTAAAGTAGAAAATAGACGACTCAGGGCCGCGCTAAGAGGCAGTAAATACGTTAAAGATCTTAAGCTTAGCTCCGAGCCTTTAGATTATCCCGCTACGGCTAAGATAGAGATAATCAGTCCCGACGAGAGAGAGCGTTAATTATGCTAATCGCTTTATTACAGCTTATACGGGCTTTTATAGCCGATTTAAAAAGAAAAGATAGTTATTATACTTACGTCCCGCCGCTAACGCTAGGATCGAAAATAAGGAGGTTTAAATAATGAGCGCTTTGGAGTGGATAGCTTATATCTTATTTAATATAGCTATTAATGTAGTATTTCAAACTTTAGCGTGGAAAATAGCTTATAAAATCTCAGATAAACAAACTAAAAGGAGGTTTAGAAATGATTAAAAATTTAAAGAAAAGCTCGACGTATTACGCTCCCGTTAATTGCGAGGCTTGCGGAGCTGTTACGGATTACGGAGAGGCTATCGCGGTTAGAGTAGATATCGTTAGCCCGTCTAGATTTACTATGACTCGCGCTTGGGTTACGGTTTGCCCTAACTGCTACAAGAGAGCTACTAAGACGGATAGAGTAAAAGTCCCGACGTGCTTAAGCGATCCCGAGAGACGCGCCGAGCTTTTAGAGAGATATAAGGAGGTTTAATTTATGCCTATTTGTAACGATTGTAGTAAGAGATCCCGTTGTAAAACTTATAAGGAGAGTCTTAACGATCCTAGTAAAGTCCTTTTCGGTTGCGAGCCTACAGTAGACAACAAAAAAGCAAACTACGAAAAGCATAAAGAGTACGACAAGGCTAATACTATCGGAGTCTATCTTAAGCTTAATAAAAAGACCGACGCCGATATTATTACGGCTCTCGAGTCGGTAACTAACAAGCAAGGCTTAATTAAGCGGCTTATTAGACAAGAGATAGCCAAGAGCGAGGAGGCATAATTATGACTAATAGAGAGGCTATCGAGATCTTAACTAAGACTCAAATATTTTTAGGGCGGCGTAATGGTAAAAAGGCTTTTACCGAGGCTTTATTAAAAGCGGTAGCGGCTCTTATAGAAAAAGAGGAGCGAGAGCAAAAAGCGCTAAAGCTTAAAGAACAACACCGTAATAAATGCGGAGATTGTCAAAACTTTTGTTATGGTTACGGCGGCTTGGCTACTACTTGCGGACATTGTGAAATATTAGACGCTCCGTTTACAGATAATAGGAGTCCTAAAAATAGAGCTTGCAAGAAATTTATAAAGGAGGAGGGCTAATTATGTATACTACCGAACTAATCGCGCATTTACTCGCAATTAAAGCGGGTAGAAAAGATTTTAAAGTATTTGACGAGGTAATAGAGGAGCTTTACAAGCTTAATAAGATAAGAGAGATAGTTACTCGGGCCGTTAAGTCTCAAGATCCTATTAACCTCTATAAAGCTCTCAGTATTAACGAGATCGCTAAGCTCCTTAATATCCCCGTAGATCCCGAGAAAAAAGAGGACAGCAACGAGCAAATTACTATAGACGATATTTTATAAGGAGGGATCTTTATTTTATGTCTCATACCATACAAGAGTTAAAAATGCGGCAAGCTTTACCGCTAGACGCTAAAATCTTAATGACTAAACAGCGTATAAGAGAATGGGTTAGTTATTGGGGATTAGACGGAGTTTATATATCTTTTTCGGGAGGTAAAGACTCTACAGTATTACTCCATATTGCTAGGAGCATTTATCCCGATATAAAAGCCATGTTTGTAGATACGGGCTTAGAATATCCCGAGATTAGAGACTTTGTTAAGACTTTTAATAATGTAGATATAATCCGTCCTAAAATGAATTTTAAAAAAGTCGTCGATACTTACGGATATCCAATTATAAGCAAAGAGGTTAGCGAGTGCGTATACGGAGCGCGTAAGTATTTGACAAAGCTTAACGATAGTACGACAATCGCTACAGACAGACAGACAGACAGACAGACAGACGCCGCCGTATGCTTATCGCATAGCCGACTTGTTAGGCATAGAGAGACGGACGGGAGATCTCAAGGACTACCAAGCTCTAAAAGCGGGGATTATCCCTAAAGAGCCCGTAAGATATCAAATGCTAAATGGTACTTTTTTACATAAAGAAAAAGGCATATTAACTAACGAGGTAAGCAAGAGATACGACAAAAGCCGCTATAAATTCTTTTTAGACGCTCCGTTTGAAATATCTAATCGTTGCTGTAATGTAATGAAAAAAAATCCCGCGCATAATTATCAAAAAGAGACAAATAGGCGGCCTATACTTGCTACACTAGCAACGGAGAGCGCTTTAAGAACGGAGAAATGGTTAAGACAAGGTTGTAACGGCTTTAGCGCTAAAGATCCTACTAGCTCTCCGCTTAGCTTTTGGACGGAGCAAGATATTTTACGATATATCAAAGAGAATAATATAGAAATTTGCTCGGTATACGGCGAGGTAGTCCCCGATTACGATAAGACCGAAGAGCTAGACGGTCAAATAGATATCTCGGATCTCGGATTAATTAACGACAATCGTAAATATAAGCTTACGGGGTGCAGTCGCACGGGTTGTATGTTTTGCCTTTTTGGTATACACCTTGAGAAAAGCCCTAACCGTCTCGAGCGTATGAAAATAACTCACCCTAAACAATACGACTATATTATGCGCCCAATAGAGCAAGGCGGACTAAACTACAAAGCTATTATTGATTGGATTAATGCTAATAGCGATTTAAACATTAAATACTAAAAAAGGAGCGGTATACGCCGCTCCTTAATTTTTTCTCTAAAAGCAAGAGCCGTAGTTTATCCGTCATAAGTGATACTTACGCGCTCTTGCTCGGAGGATCTCGTAAGTACGGGATCGCTTACTATTATACATAAAAAAAGAGCCTAGATAAAATATCTAAGCTCTATTTTTTGGCGGAGGATAATAGAGTCGAACTATTACATAAAGAGTCAAAGTCTCCCGCGCTACCTTTACGCTAATCCTCCGTTACTCCTTAACTTTAACTATACCGCGCTCTATTAATGCTTTATCGCAAAGCTCTTGGTATTTAATACCGTCTCTAACAAGGATCTTTAAAGCGGCTTGCCTATTGCCTCCCGCTGTAGTCTCTAACGCCTCTATAATATCTAAGTCTTTTACTTGAGATAGATTAATAGAGAAAACATATCTACACTCTTTACGATACTCGTTATTATAGTCCTTAGTATCGGTATAAGATCTCTCTAATACTTTACTCTCTCTTGGCCTCCCGCCTTTATTTTTAATCTCCATAACTTTTTAACTCCTTTTTAACTCTACTGCTAACTCAATTAGATTAATTAAAATTTTAACTAGTATCTTTTAACTCGTTTATTTATCGTCTCGAGCTTGAGCGTCCAGAGCTTTTTTGTCGTTTACGCATAGTAACCCTCACGCTTGAGAGAGTTACTACGACTTATCGCCCGTCGCTCTCGCGCCGTCGCTCCTAAGTCCCTACTTGTTACAAGTCTCAAGCGATAGCTATAGCGTCCTCTATCTCGACTTGCACCCTATACCGCTACTTTGCCTCCCGTGCCGTCTTGTTTATAGTCGGTACGATCTCCGACTTTACGACGGCCTTATAAGTAGGGCTAAGGACTCGCCGAGCGCATTTTAAACTTTATAGCTACGCTAAACTCTCGTTTTATTTTATAGAGCTTTACAGTAGTCTCAAGCTCTCTTATTTGATTGTCATTATTAAGAATAGCGGCAAGTATTACAAAAGGCAAGTCAAAATTTTTGGGCTTAATTGTTACAATCTTAACTTTTAAGGACAAAAGATAAAAGCATAGCGTTTTTGTATTGCTTTTTTGCGCTCCAATGGTAAAATCTTGTTATTGTAGGTAATACAAATTTAACAAGAGAGGAGGTTAACGTATGTATAGCAATAACTGTATTTATCCTAATTTAGAGGCGGAGTTAGCGAGAGCTTGCATTAACAAAAAGGACTTAGCCGCTATTATCGGAGTAAGTAAAAACACGCTCTACAGTAGGCTTAACGGCAAGACGGATCTAACGTTAAGCGAGGCCCGTATTATTAGAGCGCATATCGAAAAAAAGACGGGCCGAGTAGTTAGCTTTTTGAATTTATTTAACATTTCACATTAAGGAGGCGTTTTTATGACAGCAAAGAAAAGCAACGAGGAGACAAAAGCTCCCGAGGTAAAGGACGTAATAGAGGCTACTAAAAAGCCTAACTATTTTATGGAGCTTAACGCCGTAGATTGTAGCGGCAAGGTAGAGAAAAAGAACGGCTTAACGTATCTCTCTTGGGCTTGGGCTTGGGGAGAGCTTAAGAAAAGATATCCCGCGAGCTACTACACTATCTACGAGAACGAGAACGGATATAACTACTTTACGGACGGGCGGACTTGTTGGGTTAAGACGGGCGTAACGGTAGTATTTAACAGCGCGGCTTACGTAAGCGAGGGCGGCTTAACTATTGGTAGTCCGTTATCTATTGAGCATATCGAATATTTACCGATTATGGACTTTAAAAATAATTCTATCCCGCTCGAGCGAGTAACAAGCTTTGACGTTAATAAAGCTATACAAAGATCGCTTACTAAGGCAGTAGCAAGACACGGACTCGGCCTTTATATCTACGCGGGCGAGGATCTCCCCGAGGACGCTAAGGAGTCTAGCGAGGCGACTACTACTCCCGCCGTGGTAACTACTCCCGCGGTAGCAACTGCTAAAGATCCCGCGGAGACTACAACAAAAAAGAAAAAACCTAACCCGATTAGAGCGGAGCTTGTCGATCTTTGTAACTCGTTTCCCGATAAGCTTAATATAACCGAGCTTGCTAAGGAGTATAAATTAAATAACGACGCTCCCGACGAGAATTTTAAAAAAGCTTTAGCTTACGCTAAATTTTGCTTACGCGTAGAGGCTAGCGACGTAGAGACGGGATATCCCGAGGAGGTTTAAATTATGTCTAAGAGAATTAATCCAAGTCATATTAACATAGACGGAGCTAAGTTAAAGGAGCTTTTAGAGAGCGCTACGGGTAAGAGCCTTAAGGAGATCTCTTTAGAAAACGGCTTTAGCGATAGCTTTTTGCGTATGGTAGTTAAGAGCGGTAAGGCTACTCCCGCCGCTCAAGCGGTAATAAGACGCTACGGGATAGAGCCGAGCGCTTACGAGGTTAAGCCCGCCGCTCCCGTAAAGGCTAAGGAGGACAGCAAGCAATTATCTATCGACGATCTTAACTCCATTAATAGAGACGAGCTTAAAGCTCTTATTAAGGAGTCTCTTTTAGAGTTTTTATACGATATAGAGGTTAGAGCTTTTAACGATCCTATTACACAATCTACCAAGATAGCTATTAGAAAAAAGGAGGCTTAATAATGCAAGAGATATGGAGAGCGGTTAAGGACTACCCGCTTTATAGCGTCTCTAATCTTGGACGGTTAAAGAACAATAAAACGCAAAAGATATTAAAAGGCGGGTTAGATATTTACGGATATCGTATTGCTATTCTTTGCAATAATGGTAAACGCAAAAGTAAAACAATACACCGTTTAATAGCCGAGGCTTTTATAGATAATCCCGATAATAAGCCACAAGTAAATCATATAAACGGAGTTAAGACAGATAACCGCGTTATAAATCTAGAGTGGGTTACTAACCAAGAAAATCAAAATCATTTTTGGAGAGTTATTAATAGCGACGTAAACAAAGCAAATAGAATTAAAGCGCATAAAGGTAAAAACTTATTGTCCGAAAACCCAAACGCTAAACAAGTTATTAGGTTAGAGGACGGAAAAATTTACTCTACAATTAAAGAGGCGGCCTTAGATATAGGCGTTAGATATAATAAAATTTGCGACGTTTGCGCGGGTAGAGCTAAGACGGTAAAAAAATATCATTTCAAGTATTATAAGGAGTTTATATGCAAGACAGCGTAAAAATTGATAGAGAAAAATATATCGGAGGTAGCGACTTGCCCGTTATTATGAATTTATCCCCGTTTAAGTCCCGCTACGATCTCCTTTTAGAAAAAGCGGGCTTTAAGGAGGACGAGTTTAAAGGCAATATCTACACGGAGTACGGTAACACGCTCGAGCCTATTATTAGAGAGTGGATAAACACGGATAGCAAGACTCCATACGTAGAGGGTAAGCACGTAAGAGAGGCCGCGGAGGGCGAGTTAATAGGCGTCCGTATACATACCGACGGCGAAAACGATAATAGTATACTTGAGATAAAAACTACGTCCCAAGTCCACGACTCAGTATACGACTACAAGATATACTTAGTCCAATTACTCTATTATATGGTTTTAACTGATAAGCCTTACGGCTTGCTCGCTATATACGAGCGTCCCGAGGATCTCTCTATAGAGTTTAACTCTAGCCGCTTACATTTATACAAGATTGTAAGAGACGAGGAGGAGGGCTTAATAAACGAGATAACCGAGGCTATAGAGAGATTTATTGAGGATCTCGCTAAGGTTAAGGCTAATCCGTTTATTACGGAGTCCGAGTTACTCCCGAGCGAGATACCCGATATCACGACCCGTATATTAGCTTTTGAGTCGCAGTTAGACTATTTAAAAACGGTAGAGAAAACCGTTAAAGCCGAAAAAGAGAGACTCCGCCGCGCTATGCAAGCGGCAAGCATACCGAGCTTTACTACTCCAAACGGATATAAAGTAACGGACGTAGCGGACGGAGCGGACAGCGTTAAACAAGTTTTCGACGAGGACTCTTTTAAAAAGGATAATCCCGAGCTTTATAGTAAATATCTTAAGGATAAGACCGTTAAGGGCAAGTCGGGCTACTTGCTTATTACAGCGCCTAAAAAGGAGGGCTAATTATGAGTATAGAGGACTACGTAAAGGATAGAGACGCGGCTATTATTGAGAGCATAAGGACGGACAGCGTAGAGCCTTTTAAAGCTTTTATAGAAAAGCATAAAGCGCTTGGTGCTTATCCCGATTGTTTTAAGCTCCCGTCGGACGAGGCTATAGAGATCGCTATACGTAAAATGTCTCTACATTGTGTAAAGATCCCTCCCGAGATAAAGGGACGCTCGGTAGAGTGGCTTTTATCCCGTGGCTACGATCTCAATTTAAAATAAGGAGGTTTAAATATGACGGTAAATTTAACGGCGGTTATTATATGCGCGATAATTTGTCTAACTATTGTCGTAATTTGTCTCGGAGGGCGTAAAAAATGATAAAGATAATTAAAAATACTCTTGCCGAGCCGACGTCTATTACTTGCCCTATATGCGAGTCGATTTTTTCTTTTACTTTTGAGGATATTAGACGGGACGAGATCTCTAATATATTCGATATATGCGGTAAAAAGACCGTTAAGCGCTTTGTAGTTTGTCCCGTATGTAAAAGCGATATAGACTTAGGCGCTAAAGTCGTTTATAAAGCAAATTTAGTGGACGTTATAGAGGAGGGCTTAAAAAATGAATAATATTAATCTTACGGGCCGACTTACTAAGGATCTCGAGTTAAAGACTAGACAAAGCGGCGACGGCTCTTACGCTTTTTTTACTATCGCAGTAGACGAGGGCAAGGATAAAAACGGTAATAAGCTTACCGAGTTTATAGATTGTATCGCTTACAATCAACAAGCTAATTTTTTATCTAATTATGCGGGTAAGGGCGATCTTATCGAGGTAAGCGGCAAGCTCCACGTATCACTAAGAGAGGAGGCGGACGGTAGCAAGACTAAGCGAGTTACGGTTAAGGCTTTTAACGTCGGTATTTGCTCTAAAGTCTCGGCTAATACTGCTAATACTGCTAAGCCTACGACTCCCGCTCCCGCGGAGACTAGCGCCGAGATCCCGACTTACGAGGAGGCAGTAGCTAGCGGCTCGCTCCCGTTTGAGATTTAAGTTATGGTAAGGCTATCTAAAGAGGAGGCGCGGGCGCTTGGCTTAGCTCCCGCGGCCTCTAAATATAACAACGATAAGCCGACGTATTACGATCCCGACTTAAAAGAGTCTCTTAAGTTTGACAGCGTTAAAGAGCGAGACTATTACTTACTCTTTAAGTTTAAGTTAAAGCGAGGCGAGATATCGGATCTTAGACGGCAAGTCCCCTACGAGATACAACCCGCTTTTACTGATATCTCGGGCGTAGAGCATAAACCTATTTTTTACTTAGCCGACTTTGTTTATAAGGATAGAGATAACGTCGAGCATATAGTAGACGTTAAGGGCTTTAAGACCGACGTATACAAGCTAAAGAAAAAGCTTTTAGCTTATCGCGGCGTAATAATTGAGGAGGTTTAATAATGACAATGTTAGATAGTTACGAGAGATTTTTAGGCGACTTAAGCAAAGAGGGCGCGAAAAGATTTAAAAACGTTAACAACGTCCCAAGCCAAGAGGCTATTAATAACGTCTTACTCTCCGAGCAAAACGCAGTATTAAAACAAATAGGCGTAGCGCTTGCTATTATCGCGGACGAGTTACACGAGCTTAATAATAAGCCCGCGGACTTGGCGGAGGCGGACAGCTCGGAGGAGGGTTAAGTTATGTCTAAGCAAGTAAGAATAGAGAGCGGATCTCTTTACGTAGCGACTCGCTATCTCGAGACAGATAGTAACAAGATTAGACGAGTTATATTAACTTGTAAAGGCGAGCCGTCTATTGTCTATTGGCGCTATCCCGAGGAGGCTTACTCCGATCCCGATATACTTAATAACTTAAAGATCGCGGGTTATACGGCGAGCGATCTTATCATACTAGCCGAGCGGCTTAAGGATAACGGCGTAGACGTCTTAACGGTTAGAGATTACGCCGACGGAATAAGATACGGCTACGAGAGAGCTAACGCCGATTTTGAGCGGGCTATGCAAGAGAGCGTTAACCGTATGTTAGAGGACGTTAGAGGCGCTAATAATGTCTAAGCGCTCGTATATCCCTCTAATTTGCTCTCTAGCGCTCTCGGCGTTATTTCTAATAACGGTTAGCTCCGATAAGGAGCGAGAGCAAGAGACAGCAAATAGGACGTATTACACGCCGAGAGACTTTATAGCTCCGCTCCCGACTTGTACTCCAATTACGCCGAGCCCGACGCCGACTCTAAGTCCAATGGTAGATAATTATTATAGAGTTTGGCGGGCCGCTTTTGATAGCGTAACGCTAACGGAGGTAGAGTTAGAGTTAGAGCCTATAGGCGTCTATTACATTACGGCATATTGGCCTCAAGAGCTTGGCTATAACGGCTCTAATTTTCCTAAAGGTTGGGTTACGGCCTCCGATATAATTTGCCACCGTGCGAGCTACTATAACCGATATACCGAGCCGACTACTTGCGCGGTAGATCCTAGACTACACAATATAGGCGAGGACGGCGACTTATTCTATATAGCCGAGCTTGATAGAGTCTTTATCGCCGAGGACACGGGGAGCGGCGTAAAGAATAAGCACATAGATATCTTTTACGAGGAGGACGCCTCCGACTTTGAGACGGGTTATTATGAGGTTTACAGCGTAAGCTATAACTATTATGAGGTAAGGGCCGAGACTTATAACGTATGGAGGCGCTTTAATACTCGGGCAGTAGACAAAGGGCCGATAAAGGTTATATAATTAATTTATGTCATAAAAAACAAGGTAGTTTACTTTGTCTCCATTAAAGCGGCGGGTTTTTGGGTTACTCGCCGCTTTTACTTTTACTAAACTCCTTATTAAGTAATATTTAACTTTATTGATTGAATTTATCGGAGGTTGTATTATAAAAGATATCTTACTAAGGAGGTTTTTACTATGGGATCTTTATTTGCCGAGCCCGTCGTAGAGCTAGGGATAGCCGAGGCGGAGTCTAAATATCATTGTGAGTCTAACAAATGGAATAAATACGCCGACGTCTTAGACTCGATAGAGCCCGACGGCTATTACGTCGGGTGCGGTAAAAAGCAATATCTAGATTATTGTACTAGTTATATCAATTACTTAATGCTTGTTAATACCGTCTATCCGAGTAACGATCCTTACACGGCGCGTTATATGCAATATCAAAGCGATAATTGTAATCTCTCCGCCGTCGTCTCTTATATGCAAGCTTACTATGCTAATAATCAAGCATACTATACTCGTAGTAAGGATCTCGAGCGCGGAGACGTTGTATTTTTTCAAAACTCCAAGGGCTTTTCGCACGTTGGACTTTGCGTCGCTTGGGACGACTCTACTTTTACTACGTCGGAGGCTAACGTAGGCGGAGGCTATACGGACTTTAGAGAGTATAAGTTAAGCGATATCGGAGCGGGAGGCTACGTCGCGGGCTTTGGTCGTCCACGTTATGACGGTTGGAGCGAGGGCGATAATAAGCCGACTCCGACTCCAACTCCCGAGCCGACGCCTACAACTAAGTATTATAGAGTTAAGACGGACAGCGGCGACGCTCTTAGGGTTAGAGAATATCCTAATAGTAAGTCCGATCTTATCGGCTTTATTAATTTTGATAAGGTTATCGGGATTACTGCTATCGTCGAGGGCGAGGACGTAGACGGCGTTAATCTTTGGGCCAAGACTAGCGACGGCTTTAGATATTATCCCGATTACGTCGAGGGCTTTGTATCTATGCGATATCTTGAGGAGGTTTAATTATGATACTTAACGACAAGGTTTACAATATTCTTAAATGGGTACTCTTAACAGTAATACCCGCTTTAAATATTCTTATTGCTACTCTATGCGCTCTTTACGGTTGGACTTGGGGTAATATCGTTATCGGTACTATAGACGCTATCGCGGCTTTTGTAGGCGCTATTATCGGCGTAGGCTCTATTAAGTATCAAAAGGCTTTAAAGGACTCCGAGACTAAGGAGGCTTAATCTATGCTTAAGGCTTGCTCTCGTTGCGGACGTATACACGACTTTAATTATGTTTGCAACGTAGGGCGAGGCCGTAGATACTCCAATACGGACGAGAATAAACTAAGATCTACAGCGGCTTGGCAACGTAAGCGAGACAGCATTAAGGAGCGGGCCTTTAATCTTTGCGAGGTATGTAAAGACAGCGGCGTATATACTTACGACGACTTGTCTATACACCACGTCAAAAAACTACGAGACGATCCGAGCGGACTACTCGACGACAATAATTTAATTTGTTTATGCGGCTTACATCATAGACAAGCGGACGCGGGAGAGATTAGCGTAGAATATCTTAACGAGCTTATAGCTAAAAGAGAGAGCGGAGACAATTAGCGGGAGTCCCCCCGTACTATTGCCTCCCTTTTTTTTGCTCGCCTCACATTACACAGCACATAACAATATACATCAAGTACAAAGTC